AAAGCAGCAGCTGCAGCGGGCAAAGCAGATACCATTCTTGATTCTTTAGTTAGTCGTGTAACTGCTATTACATTTTCTCTTGGTATCATTTGCATAGTCGCGCCAAGTCTTGCCATAGCATTTGAAAATGCATCAATTTTTTTAACATCTAAATTATTTATTCCTCTGGACAATTCAGTAACAGCAACAGAAACAGGACTAAAATTCATTCCAGGCGTTGATAATTGACTTATTACGCCCAAAGTTCTTGCCAGGCTAACAAGCTTTTGATCGTTAAGGCCGTTAACTTCTTGTTTCATAGTACCTAAGCCTTTCGTAGCTGCAACTGTACTGGCGCCGAGAGCGGCCACACCTTGCGCGACCAATCCAGGCAAACTGAATGCTGGTGGCGACTTTTCTTCTCTAAATGCATCTGAAAAAGCAGCATAAGCTATTGCTCCAGCTGCCAATAGCGGAAGAATCCCTCTCAGGGCTATTGATAGCATGCCCACCCCCTTAGAAGCGCCTCCGACGGCGCCTGCCATTGCTGTGCCTTGCATTGCAGCCGCAGACATGCTGTTTGCAAAACTCCACATCATCTTAATGGCAATCATGCCGAAGAAACCTAAATCCTTCATCACATTGACTACATTGCGCACCCACCTAACAAGATCTTTGGCAAAAAAACCAGCGTCCATAAAAACACGCTTAATTTGTGTAAATACATCAACCACTCCGCCGGCTGCCATAATTAGTTGACCTTGTATATGAGCTTGTTGTTCTTGCAATCTTGTCAATTCTTCAACTTTTGCCATATTTCCTGTAAAGAATGCAGCTGCTATACTCATATCTTTAAATCCCGCGGCTGCGGCAACTGCCTTCTTTTCCCACCTACCTAAAGATTCCCAACTTCTGTTTGTTGCATCTAATCCGGCTCTTAACAAGTACAATCTTTGCTCTTCAGTTGCGTTTAACATTTGAACAGAGTTAAAATAGGCGCCGCCTAAAATTGCATTTAGTTTGGCAACACTAGTTGCTGCGCTTTCAAATGTATCAAATTGTGTCGCAATAGAAGTTAATGTGCCTATATCAACTCCCGTTTGCTTAGAAATTGCCGACAAGCCTTGCAGTACTTGTATTGCCTGTGGTAGAGAATATTGAGCCATGACATTTATGGCCTGAGTGAAATTATTCACCATGTTCTTGGGTGTCTCTCCAATGGCGATTGCAGAGTTATAAAGCCTGTTCATCATTTCTGGACCTTGCATACCAAATACCCTGAATGATTTTTCTGCTACAGCGGCAGTAGTTTCAGTTGCTATGCCAAAGCGTTTTGCAGCTAAAGCTGTCTTGGTCAACTCTTCTTGTTGCGTTGGTAACAATTGTGTGAACGAGCTAGCAACACCCCACAGCTGAGATTGGATTTGAGATAATTCATCATAGGCGCCGGCCATCTCTCTTATTTCTTTGTCTTCGAATGCTCTTGATAAGCCGGTGGCAAATTGTCTAGAAGCTCCTGTTGCGCTTCTTAAGCCAACGTCAGCACGATCAATTTGAGTCACCATACTGATTGTAGTCTCTTGAATTTTCTGGAAAGATGAGTTTACTACATTTCCGAGCGAACCTACGTTAGACAATGTAGTAGATAAATGAGCTATGGTTGATATCAAGCCAGTCATGCTGACCTTCGCTTTTCTAGCGGCGTGAAGTGTTTCCCAAAGAGAACCGGCTAATGTCTCGCGCCATTTGTTATCCAAGCCAAACAATGTTCTCATGGCGTTTTGTGCAGCGGACGATGACTTTAGTTTCGCATCAGTATATTGCATTTCTGCAGTAACTTTTCTTATAGTTGCCTGGCGCTCGGCCTCTTCCATATCGAGTTGCTCGCGCGTTAATCGTGCAACTGTTTGTTGTGCGGTAACTTGTTGTCGTAAAAGCTCTCGATGGCGGACGGTTGCTGTGCCGCCGGCCGCGGCTGCAGCGGTTAATCCATCTGTAATATCTTGGAGGGTTTCTTCTGCACTCTTGAGCGCTCGTTGGCTTTCATAATGCTCTGTTGTCAATCTGGCTAAGTATTGTTCTAAGCCCGCTCTGTGTTGGGTTAAAAGCGCATTTCTTCTTTCTTCATTATCAACAATTTTGCCTGCAGCTTCAAGTTCTTGAAACTTTGCTCTCATAGTGGCTTCAACTTTAGCTAATTCGTCCGCGGCCAGCGTAGCTTTCTGTGCCGCTGTGAGTGTAAGGTTTCTATCTTTTTCTATGATATCGGTCAAAATACCGCTAATGTTCTGCATCAGCGCTTGATATTCTGCTAATTGTTTAGGGTCAAAACCTTCATTGGCCATTTACTTTATTCTCCAATTATACAAACGGCCATAAAAGACCAGTTGTTCTTTCAAAATCTTCAACTGCATCATTAAGAATATATTTTGCTTCTCTAGTATTTTCGTCATCCATACCAAGTTGTAAATATGTATCCATATATTGATGTTCTGCTTTGAGCGCGCTAACAAAAGAGGCGATCTCTTCATCCGTGCCAGTAATGGCTAATTCAAATTTTTCAGTTGGCTCTTTTTGTTGCATGGGCTTTTGTTTATCTTCTGGCGTTAAATCATCGCCCTCATTCTCCGAAATATAATCTTTATATTCTCCTGGTGATGGGATTTTACCAAACATTCTCTTTAAAATTGTTTTAAGCGTCCCACCAAACATCGCTAAAAAGCTTTCATTTAATTGTTGGCCTTTTAACTTATAAAAATTAATTTCTAGGGGTCTTAGTTTGTCTTCTGAAAGAATCTGTCTCATGGCGCACTTCTCCTTATATCAATAAATAGTTGTATTGTTTAAAATGTAATAAATAGATAATCGCAGAAAGGAAGCCTATTATTATTTTTGGGCCTTTTCATAGTCTTCTTTTTCTTTTTCAAATTGTTGTATCAGTCTTTTTGTAAACCAATTCCTCAAGCCAATTGGTAAACTATAAGCCTCTATAAAGCTCCAGGCGCCATAATATTTCAATAAAAAGAATTGTTCATACACAGATTGCATATATTTATTGCTTAGGCCAAAAAAAGTCCGTCGTAAACGGAACCTCCATTTCTACTTCTGTAAAGCAGCTTTGACACTTAATAGTTTGTGTCAAATCAATATTAGGCACTAAATTTATATATGTTGCCCTTAAATAACGCGAATCTTTTGCCGGCATGTTATCGACAAATTCTGCTATTTGACCAGGGTCTTGTATCCCGTTGAGAGATACAATGAATGCTTTCATTTGATCAGTTACCGAACTGTCAACTAAATTATATTTTCTTTTCTTTTCTGCGTATTGCAGCAAATTAGCCTCATCTTTGCCATTTAAAAAACGAACCTCTGTTTTAACCTTTGAGGAGGGCAATTCAACAATAAAAGTTCCAATCTTAGTGGGTTTAGCGGAATCATCAGTTTGTGATTCCTTAATTGCGATTTCCTCCAAATCAAATGAATGATTGGCGTTTGCCTGACAATATGGACATTGAACCATGGCTTCATATACGCTGCCATAAGCAGAAATTCTTGCCCTTATCATTATGGCATTTTTATCACCCACAAGGAGATCGCTAATGTTTATTGTTTTATCAACAATAATATTTTCAATCAATCTCTCTATTGCAACACCCTTTTTCAGCAAAGAAGTAGATGTCAATATATCTTCATCCTTTGCAGTCATTTGCCTTATTTCAATATGGTCTTTTTCATGTAAAGGGTGTCCTTCCGGGTAAAAAAGACCCTTAGACGGAAGATCAACAAAATCCGTTGGAACTACAAAGTTTAATATGCCTGAATTGTTTGCTGATTCGACAAGAGAAGCCGGAGGATCGGCCTGTGCGGCCGCCCCAAAGCGTTCTTCATTATTTCTCATTTATCACCTCAAAATTAATTTAGAAAGTTAATTGTCCAGTTGATGGGAAGTTGCTATTAGCAGCTATATCGGTAGTACCCCAAGTTTCAGGACTATTTCTAGTCCAGCACTCTGCCCAGTCAAATCGTATAGTCATGCTTATATCTAAAAGATCATCACTGTCATATGATAAGTCGCCAAACTTAACATCTTTAATCCACGCATGCTTTAAGTCCCAAACTTCAATTTTGCCACCATCCGAATCAAGCTGGTGGATTTGAAGATTACGTAGAGTACTTACAGCCTTAGATTTAGAAACCGTCACCAACGGGCTAGCCGGTGTAATATCGGGATTATAACCAGCGGCTTCTATCATGTGCATTATAGTCTTTGTTCCATCTGGTTTAAGAGGGTCAACTATAGTAATATCTACTGTATTCCACTCTACTCGACCTGGATAAAAATATGTATGATTGAGGAACCTATGTGAAGTTTCTGAAATGCTGAAGCTAGGCTTCGAAACAGATTTAATTGCATAAGGGTCAACCTGATTAAATAAGGCTATCCACCTATAAGCTCTTTTAGTGTCAAACTGTTGTGGGTCATTCCAAAATCCCATTGTCTAGGTCTCCTCGCATACATTGCGCTTTCTACTAATAAATAGTACTAATCTTTTTTTTATCACTTTAATCCTCAAATGAAGCACCAGAGCGAGTAATAATAAAGTCTAGGGCAATGAATTCAATAGCTCTGGCCGGCTTCAAAAACACTTTTGCATACATAATGTTTCTATCGACCAACTCTGGAGTCGTAGTGGACTCATCTAAGACCAACTTATAATCCGCCAAGCCTAATCTAGACTTAACACTGCTTAATAAAGCATCTGCATTCGCTCTAAACGCAGCCCAAGTTACTTCAAGATTTGGCTCAAACAATGTCGTGGACGCAATTCTAGAAATCTCTTTCTTCAAGAAGATTAACAGGCGCCTAACATTAATTCTATCCAAAGCTGAAGGTGTCAACTGTAATGTTTTTTGACCAAAGATTACAATACCTTCAGCAGGGAATGACGCGATTGGGTTAACATTCACCTCATAAAGTTTATCCCTTTGCTTTGAAGTTAACTGTTGATTAATGCCAACAACTGGAACTCCGCCGGCGCCGGCTGCTGTTAATCCACCGCGATTGAAACCAGCTGGAGCGAACCAAACATCTCTAGCCGCATCGCTGTAAGCCATGGCACCTAAAGCTACTACTGAAGGTGGAGCCCACAAAATTTTATTATTTCGTGTATCTCTAATTTGTACCCATGGATAATAAGCGGCTCCATAGCTTGAATCAACTGAACGGTCCTTCATGTCGCGTACAGCTTCGTCTACGTTGCCTTGGTTTACCATATCGGTACTGGTGTTTTCACCAGTTGGTGTAAAGTCTTTTTGAATATCAATAACGGCTAATGTGTCGGCGCGTTCTTCAGCAACTCTAACCAATCTAGTGGTTAAGTCGTTGTTAACGATTCCTGGTATGGCCATTAAATTACATTCAACACGCTCTGGATCTTTAACAATTTCAATAGCCTTGGTGACTGAGAAAAAACCATAACTGTTTTTTTCTGTTGCAGTGGTCTTAAGACTTCGGGCGCTATTAAGTGGTTCTTTTTCTTTTATGTCAAAACCATCAAAACCGCCGTATAATACTGTAGTAAACTTATCATGACCCATTGTCGAGGCCGTCAATAAGAAGGAACTGCCGCTTTTTGCAGTGATCGATTTGTTTACTGCAGCTACGCCCGGTGAATCTTGTCGACTTCCACTAGTATATACGACTACATTGTCACTCC